TTAGCACGATCAAAAGCGCCACGCACTGCATCACCAAGCAGCGGCACTGTGTCAGCAACTCTTTCCTCTGTGCGTTGCAATGCTGTACCAAGCAGGCTTGAACCGCCAACAGCCTGCCCCGGTGTGAGCGCCACACCTCTTTTTATCAGATCAGCCGCCCCTGCCGTAATTGCTGGCGCTACCTTGCCCACCACTGGCCCTGCAACAGCGCCAATCGCACCTGATGCTGCCGCATTAGGCAAACGCTCTGCAAGATTGCCCTCTGCTGCGCCAAGCCCGTATAAGGCGCTCTGTGCGCCGCTAGTGCCTGCCACTTGTGCGGTTCTTAAACTTTTTGGCCCCATAAAACCAAAGCCAGCAGCCTTGGCAAGTTGCTGCGCCCTGCCAGCCGTAGCAACTTGACCTACACCCGGAATAAACTGCGCGGCGATAGTAGGCAAAATAGCACCCGCTATCTCTGTGCCATAAGCGGCAGCAGGGTTGCGCTGTCTGAAGCTCTCTATCTGGCCGCGAACATCCTTCACTACCTCTGCATAGGTTTTACCGCTATCAAATGCTGCTTTAACACCCGCCTCGATTTCATCAGCAAAACCAAATGTCAGACCTTGTGCGCCAGCGCGTGCAAAATCGGCAAACCCTGACCCAGCTTGACTGACACTTGAATCAGCGGCTATTTCGTCTTTTGTTCTTAGTTTAGCCATCAATCATTTTCCGTGTTAAAATTTCATATTGTTTGTTTTTTGCGTCATAAAAAGCATCGCCAACAGACAATGTTCCTGCATCAATAGCTGCTGTTAGTTCCGCATCTGTTTCAAATTTTTGAAATGCGGGCGGCACGTTCGCTTGCGCCCATTTTGCAAACCCGCGAAAACTACCGTTGCCTTTGTCTTTGTCATAAAACCACTCTTCCTTCTCTAAAAATATTTTATTTTGTCTTTGTGCCAACTGACGCATACCCGCAAGAATCATTGAATTTGACCTTGAGTTTTTGTCGATTGTTATTGTAGCTTTTGCAAAGGCTGCACCTTCCGTATCAGAAGTTGAGCCTGACCCCTTAACCCTCATTCTCGGTATAAGATAATTTGAGATTGAGTCAAAAACCTCTTGGTTTGATAACTGTTGTTGTTCATCTTCCGAAATCAAATTTAAGTCAGCGGCAATTTTTCGAAAGGGAAATAAAAGACGCTGGATTGGGCCAGTATCCATGCCATCTGCCAATAAATCTTTTGCAACATCTAGTCTGTTCAACAATTCTACGTTTGATTCAAATGTTTTACTATCGTCTCCCAAAGTTTTGACGCCAGCCTTTGCAGATTCTGTCACAAGTGTTTCTTCTTGTGTTTGGTCAATATTAAAAGTTGGAGCCGCACGCTGTCTCTCAATATAACCTTCACTTAAGAAAGTCTCGATTTTTGCATCGCCTAACGGCAAGGTGACAGGGCTGGAGCCATCTGCTTTTGTTAAAGTGACAAAATCCTGTTTTATCGGTTTCGGTGGCTTATAAACGCTGCTAGGTGTAAAGGTTTTGCCACCAAGTGGGCTTGTCGATTCAACGCCAACAACCACCGCGCCCGGTGCGCCCGGTAATTCTTGTGTTTTTAATGCTGTTGTCGGCTGTATGGCTTGGGTTGCCATTGCTGCTTGTAACCCGCTTGGATTGGTGTCAACCATACTGCGGAGCATGGGGCTGGCATTGTCTGGCAGTGAGGATAGCAACGCTGATCGTGCGTCCTGCTCCTGTTGCAGCAAGTTATCGCCAGCCTTGCGCTGTAGATAAGCACCAACAAGGGCGCTAGACAGCCTGCCAAGCCCTTGCAGTGGCGTTGCCACAGGTGCGGCGCTTGCGCCCTGCCCCATTAGCGTCTGGCCTAGTATACGGCGTGGATCAGACTGATACGCTTGGTTTAGCTGCTGAAACTGCATTGATGGCCGTCTGCTAGGTTGCATCAGGCCATGAAAAGGGTTGTGTGCCATTATCTACCTCAATAAATATGCTGCGCCAAGATTACCGGCCAAGCCGAACAGGCCGCCCAAGTCTGCCGACCGCGAAGCCTGCGCCTGATTAAATGCGTTTTGCTGTGCCGCCTGCGCCGCACCAAACGCGCCTTGCGTGTCTATTGCACCCGGTGCAAAGAATGATGGCTGATTGATTTGAGGGCCACCAAGCAGAGCCGCCAGTTCATTAAAGTTCTGACCGCGCAATGCGTTGCGCTCTGCAATGTCACGACTGCGTTGCTGATTAGCAATCTGGTTTGATAACAACTGGTTAGCCACAGTATCTTGACGCGCTGCATTAGCTAGTTGTGCGTTTGTTGCTGCCTGACCAAAGCCTTGGCCTTGTGAGGCTAGGCCAAACTCACCAGCCGCTGCACGCTCACCAAATTGTTGCGCCCGGATGTTACGAGATTGATCAACAATACGGTCACTTTCCTGACCAGCCGCCAGTGTGGCTTGCTGTGCCAATCTCTGCATCTGTTCGCCCTGCTGCGCTTGCAGGCGGTTGGTAGCGTCATTGTAGGCTTGCGAGGTGATTGGAATCCCTCTGTCAGCAAGATTCTGCTGTAGGTCTTGCGTTTGGCGTGTAAACTCTGGCTGTAGCAGCCCAAGCTGGCGATTAAACAGGGTTTGTTCAATGTTGCTTCTCAGGCCCACAGGATCATTCGTAAGCGCTGTGAGGCCAGCCGTGTTAATGTTTTGCGGTATGGCTTGGCCGGTGTTAACGCTGCTTTGAAACGCTGGCAAGCCCGTAGTTGGATCAATATCCTGTGCTTGGCTTACACCAGCCAAAGTCGGCGCAGTATTGAACGGGTTGCTAAAATTAGGGTTAGCTGCATAAATGGGTGAACCATCAGGGTTTAGACCTACGACTGTTTGACCGCCAATCCGGTTAAATGCGAGGTTTGACAAACCAAGCCCGGTTCCTTCTTGTGCTCCACGCATCTGGGTTTGAAACGGTGTTTCTTGCGTAAACGCCGCTGCCCTGCCGTCATCTGGCACTGCGCCTTCTACAAACTGCCCTTGATCGCCAACTGACCCAAAGCGCAAGTTGCCGTAAGGCGTAAACTGCGTGATGCGGTTTGCATCAGCCTGTGCGTTGATCAGTTCGTTAGGATTTGGAATTGGCGGCGGTGCTGGTTGAGACTTGCCCATTATCTTGACCCTTTATCCATTTACATTCGTCCTTTAACATTCCCCACAAGATTGCATCGTGCGGCGCATATAGCTGGCGCAGCCTGCCCTCTTCTGTAAAACCAAGCTGGCGGTTCATTTTCATGGCCTTCTTGTTAGCATAACTGCACTGCACTAACAGCCTGTGTGCGCCCACTTGCAAAAATGGGTAGGCAAACAATGTGTGTAGGACAGATCGGGAAGCCCAGCGCTGGGAGGTTGCAGCTATGCTCGCCTCGATCTGCCCTTGCCGTAAATCGTGATAGACGGCAGCAGCAATGATCTCACCATCGCGCTGCACACCTATAGCCACTGACGGGCCAAAGCCATCAATGCCGATTTGTTTTGCTGTCCAATGTTTTAGATAATCGTCTGCGCCAAAGATCAGGCGGTTCATAAAATTATTGCCTCAGATTGGCTTTGAGCCACTGTGACGAACAAAAACGCAAACAGAGCCACTACTGCCAAAATAATGACAATTACAATCAATGTGCCTTTAATCGTGTCCTCAATTTCTTGAGCCTTACGCCGTGCCTCACGTCGCGCTTGCCTCTCTTGTTCTTTAACTTCGCGTAACTTTTTGGCGTGGTCATCGACAAACGACTGATAAGTACCCGGCCCAAATCTGAGGTCAATTTGCAATTTTGCATCTTGCAACGCTTCCCTAATAAGCCGTTTTTGGATGCCGTGGTCAATGCTACTTTTAAGGCTGATATCGCTAACAGATGCTTGCTTTGATTGATCTTGATTGATGGTTTTTTCACAATCCATCAGTCGTGTAACATGACCGAAAACTTCGGCAGCGTCTCGACAATCACCCACCCTTTCTTTCAGCCACTTAATCGAAGCTGACGCAGCAGAAATTGCCGTTAAAACGGTGATAGGCTCCATGATATGTCTCTATTGTTAGATGCGGTCAGCGACTAAAAGCACGATCAGTGCGGCTGCTTGACCAATCAGGATATGCTCAATCCGTTTGATCCGCAGGATCGTTTCTTTCCAACGCTCCGCACAGACTGCCTCATGCGTATCTATCTGGGCTTGCACAGTTGCTGCCGTTGGCTTTGCCATCAAACGTAAGGACTATCGCCAAGCACACTTGTATCCCAAGCCGCTTTTAATTTTGCAATCGTGTCTGCACTACCAATTGCAGATGCAGCGGGTGCATCACGCAACTTGCCCTTCTTAGTTACCGATGCTGCTTTTGCATCTGCGTCATCAGCTTCTAATGCTTTCATATAAACTACATCCTCCGCTGCAAGCAACGGTGCGCGAACCTCACGAATTTTGTCTTTAAAAATTTCTTTTGCTTTGGTTAGGTCTTCGGTAATTACACTACCTGACAGTGACCAAGCATCGCGGAAATGTCGATTAGTAGGAACAGTAGCAACCGCAAGGTCAATCTGATTGCTATCCTTGTCTACAATAAAAGTTTTTACAGCCATTAGATTCTCCTATGCTGCCTGTTCTTTGTTAATTAAATCGTCTGAAATCTTCCATGCGTTGCGCCACTCGCGGGTTGCTGGAAGCTGATCTTTGCGGCAGATAACCATCTTGGGTTTGTTGCCCTCATTCCACGTTCTCCATATGGATTGTGGCAAATCCTTCATAATGAGATATTCGATTGCTGACTTTTCGTCTAAGGCTTCAATAGGTTGCGTTTCATGCAACAAATAACCACGAGTATGCTTCTTAAAATCTGGTTGTGCCTCATCCTTTGCTAGCTCATGATACACCCAGACCGGAGGAAGGATGCCGCCTTGCAAAGCACAACTAAGCCAGTTTGGATCTGCAATAAGAATACGGCAACACTCGTCTACACTGTCCTCAAAAACCACACGATAGTCTGTTTGCACAGGCTCTAAATTTTTTTTAGCCCAGCATAGTCGGTCAATCATGCGAGTGCCTTTAAAATCTGGCGTATCCATTACGCTAACTCGCCAAACGTTGCTGTCATCCCAAAGTTTAATTCTTGGAATCCACCGCCATAACCACCATAATATCGTTCAGTTGAAGCCGTCATTGTAGCCGTAGCTGCGCTTTCATTTCTAAGCCCAACATATCCACCCGTGTTACAATTTGCTGAAGATGTAACAACGTATTGTGTGCCGCTCATGTTTGACGTAGCTGTGACCGTGTAGTCTGCTGTGGCGTTGTCTGCGATGCTTGATTTGTTAAAACTCTCATAGATGCTAACAGAGCCGGACACTCTGCCGCCGTTAAAATACACAAAACCTTTAGCACTACCCTCTACTACAAAATTTGTGGCGAGTGACCCGGCGGTTGAGTGGGTCAAAGTATCCGCTGCAATTGTTCCAGCCATTATGCTAAATCTCCTGCGGTAGAATAAGCGTTGTCAACATCCGTATATGAACCACCAGTATCATACCAGCGAGTCCGAAATTGACTTGTAGTGTAACTCCACATAATTCCAAAAACCGCAGACGATGATATGTTGCCGCAAACATTTGAATAAGAAACAGTGTTGTAAGCGTTAGACAAGTTGTAAGTGTACTGCCCTGTTCCATCGTCCACAGAACTACTCGTATTTAGGCTGTCCTCAATTGACGCAGCATTGTTTGCATGAATCCAACATTTTATTAAGCCCTGTTCCAACGATTGAGTAGCGCTAGAACCAACCGTTACAGTCACAGTTTTAGCAGTGTCTGTGCCAGT